TGCGTGGATAATTGGGTACTTCGGTAACATAAACGCCGCTGGCATGCTTTTTCGCCGGTAGCGTCTTTCTCATCGATGCGTTAACATGCTCGATGTGTGGTAATAGGACTGATCTGTCTGCTAGGTCAATGTCGATATCTGATTTCATAGTCCACCAATACTATCAATAACTTCACACACTATTTGAGTTTCTTTAGGGTCACGTTTAAACTTGATGTTCCAACGTTCAGGATCAATATATTCGTAGATAACACCACGTTGATCATCATTTAACTTTGCCAAGAATTCAGGACCGGTTTTACTGTGGTACAACATCCACGGACTGATCTTGCCACTACAGATAAGATGACATATTTTGTTTGCGTTGACATATCTAAACACATCTCGTAGCTCTACATTTTCTTTCTCAGCTAGATCCATCATGTACTCAACACTTCTGCGAACTGCGTCTAAGCCGTCTTCACTACGTAGGTGTAGTGTTAAGTATGTTGAATAAACTCGATCACTATTCCAGTTGTCTAGTGGTACTGAGTTCTTTAGGAGATAATCAACGTAATTGTCAGGGCTAACAACACCAATATCCACACAGTAGGTTCCATATTTGATAAATCCTCCGTAATATGCGCTGCCTATAAAGTCAACATATTCACGTTTTTTCTTTGTAGGCTGAACTTGTTTGTAAAACTTTAACCAAGCTAAGAACGCAATACGATTCTGTGGCTTGTCCTTATCCATCCACCTACGCTTTTGTTCACATAGATGTTTCAAAAAACTATTAGGTCTGACAAAATCTCTGCCACAATGTTCGCAGTGATATTCGCCAGCTTTAGTTTCCACTGTCTTTTTCATAATCCTCAATGTCTTGCTCTGTGACACAATCGCCTAACAATTTTACATCTTCTAACTTCATGTGCGGGAACATTTTCGCTAGCTTATGCTGATGTCGTTGTGTTTCTGCGAACTCACTACTTATCTCGTCTAACACAGCGGCGTCTATCTTGTAGATTTTACTGAAGTAATCACGCACTTCTTTCTTGCTAGCTGGCTCACGCAGATTACATACAGCGTTGTTCAGGTGTGGTATCCAGCTGTGGAACTGTTTGCCTATTCCCGGACTGGCGGCGCACAACATCAACCACTGTAGTTCTGGGTGATCCTGTATCTTTTCATCGAACAAGTACTTGTTAGCTGTAGCGTCTACGCTCATTAAGTAGTACGCACTTACAGCTCCGCCTTTTTTGACCGATGAGATCCAGTGCGCCATCATATAGGGCACAAACTTCCGCTTTTGTTCTGGTGTTAGTTTTGAGAACCAACCGTAGTTCTTTGCGTCAATAGCGTCAATAGCCTTGAACAGATCAAAGTCTTGATCTGTAAATTTCTCATCTTGAGGAGTAGCGGATTTTTTCGTTGCCATTATAGTTCCGTTAATACAAAAAGTGTTGCGTCCTTCTGAGTTTTAAAAATAAGTTCTTGTCGCCATACATATGGATTGTAACTTTTTCGAATCTCGCCCAATCTTCCATTGAAACCTTTCAGATATTGATTGATATCTGTAACATCCATGGTCTTTCTGTATTTTCCATCAAAAGAGTTACTAATAAGATTCAATCTGGTATACCAGGTGTCGTCTTTTTCATACACACGATCAAAAATCTTTCTGTATTGTTCTCCGGAAAGTTCGATAACATGTTCCCCAATGTAATACATTTAAAATGCCTGCGAATAATCTACTATCTCACAGTTGCGGCTGATCTCTTTAACAAAGTAAATACAGCGTGGCTTAGGACCATCATCAATCGGAACACACAAGAACTGCCCGTTCTTTAATCGTGGTGCGTACCATGTGACATCGTGATACACATCAAGAATCTCAATGTCCAAGAATGAGGGTTTAAATCCACTGAGTGGGTTAAACTCAAACGCATTAAAGCCTCGATCATTGATCGATGTAAGTGGTAGCGTTTCAAGATCACCCATGTCTTGCTCGCCTATCAAGATTTGCCAATCTAGTGGCATCTTGATTTGTGTGTCACCGATACGCAACACAAGTGCGGGACTGTTAAAGCTTTCTAAGAAGATAAGCGGTATGTAATGGTAGTCTACGATTTTTGGATTGCTATTGTCGAGTATCGCAAAGCGTAGATCATCAATCTCTTCTGGTAACGTCTCCAGATTGTACATGGCGTTGTCAAGCGTTAATATTTTCATAGTAGTTATTTTATCACTTATATATGTGTTTAGCAACTGCAAATGGATAATTTGCCTCCTTGTAGAACGCTTTACGCACAGTTAAGTGTCGTTTAGCGAATCGACAGTTAGAGGTCAAATCCCAAATTTGTACAAAGTCTTTATCTTCAGCTTTACGAATGCCACGTCCGATACTTTGAATCACTCTTACGAATGATTTCCCCGGTTCAAGAAGTACCAAATTAAAAATGCGAGGTATGTTGAGTCCCACAGCGGCCACACCATAAGTGGCGATAATAATCTTGTCATCTGATATTGCAACTTCGTCATATTCATCCTTTCTATCTTTTACTTTTGTTGCCCCACTTACGAACACACTATTGGGCAATCGTGATTCCAACTCTCGGCCTGCCGCAACACGATCAACAAGTATCAGCGTGTTGCCTGTTTCAATAACTTTTTCAATAATACTTGTTAGTGCGTCTAGTCTGCGACTGTCTTCTAGTAGGTGCTTAAGCTCACTTTGATAGTTAGAGTACTCCAGATTATCCTGTAGTTGTACAATATTTACATGACAGTTAGCTAACACATTTTTTTCTTGTAGCTCTGACGCACTTAACTTGTTAGTAACAGGACCTATGTTCACTAGTAGTGCTTTGCTAGCAAATTCATCTTTAGGTATAGTACCGGTTAAGCCCCAACGTAGCGGGACACGAGCAAAAATGCCACTCAGGAGTTGCTTTAGTGCGTCTGCTTTAGCGCCGTGTGCCTCGTCTACCATGATCAGCACTACACCTTCAACAAACTCGTCAATCGTGACATCGGCTGCGCCATTCTTGGAGTCTTTAACTAAGTTGATTAAGCTTTGCCATGTACAGATAGTATGCGTCTTGAAGTAATCTTTACGATCACCAAAGTAAACACCAACATCTAAGCCTAGATTGATGTAGTCTGCTTCAGTTTGTACAATGAGTGATTTGTTAGGTACAATAACGATACTGCGACCGTATTGCTCTACTGAGTGTGATAGCGTTGCTGTGATAAGTGTTTTGCCGGCGCCGGTTGCGATTTCTTGCATAGATTGAGGATTCTGTAGGAATCCATTTATGATCCCTACTTGATAGTCACGCAACAAGATTGGCTGACCCTCACGCTCATGACCCTTCGGCCATGTTTTGCCATCGAACACATTTTCGTCTACGGTGTCAAATGTAAAAGATGTTCTGTATTCACGTGTGTCGACTAACTCAATATCATAACCCTCGTCTTCCAGGAACGGGATGATTTCCGGTAACAGATTGATGTATGTCTGACCTGCTAGAGAGAAGTAACTGACTTTGCCATCCCAACGACCTAATCTGACACTTGGCTGATATCGTGCGCCGGGAACTTCGTACGAGAATTTTCTAGATAGGGTTCGTCGGTCGGCGACCTCTAAATCTTCGATCTTAGCGTTTACTTCATCATTAATAACTATGCGGCATTGTTTCATAGTATCATTCTACACAGGTATGTATGATAAGTCAACTATTTTGGACATACAAAAAGCCCGCAGTTGCGGGCTTTCTGACGCTTGACAGCTTATCGCTTGCATACTGTCGCTAGTGCGAGTGTACGCCAGTTATTTGGACTAATCTTGACTAGATCAGCAATCTTCAAGCACATACGCAGGGATACTTCACGTAGGCGTGTAGCGTGTTGAGACATAAACTCGAAGATTTCTTGTGGCTCATTGCCCTCAAAATCATAGTTCTTGAACAAACCGCCGTCTGCGTCACGATGCACTTGCTTGATACGCAACATCTTGTCACGCTCGGTATCAATCGTCAAGTCTACGTAGTGACAACGAGACTGGAGTGCCTCGAGGTGATCAGCGATTTTCTTGCTACGCACGTTCGCAAAGTTCAAGTTAGTAATAAAGATCACACTGCCCTTGAATTCAAAGGAGTTGGGAATGCCCTCTTCACGCAACAGTCGACTATCGCTGTTCCAGAAGATGCGCCGACGTTTACCCGAATCAAGAGCAGCTTTCAAGATATTCAGTGCCAACTCATCGGCAAACGCTGAATCACAATCGTCAAATACCAAGACATTTTTCTTGTCGCTGTATTTGTACAGTTGTGTGTACAGTCCGAGTGCGGTCATTGCGCCTTTGACTACTTGAAAGCGTACTTTATTGCCAGCGATAACATCAAATAGGCTAGATTTCTCAAGTTGAGTCTCTACGCCGTATGATTTGCCGACACCAGGTGGGCCACTAACGATCAGCGCACGAATGTTGCCGTCGATAGCTGCCGCCGACATCTCGTCCAACACACTAAAACGCAGTGCAATACGATCCATTGCCTCTTCGTCAGTCTCAGTAGTTGTTGATTGTGTAGCCGGTGTCGCAACATCAGATGCGATGAACGAAGACACCTCAACTGGCGCCACCGTTTTAGATTTACGTGCACCTTTGACTACTTCAATGTCTTGAACGTCAAGCGTGACACGTGTAGCTGTGGTAGGCAAGTTGCCGTTGTTGAATACTTGTAGCTTGCCGGCTGGATTTTTTGCGAGCGGGCGGCTAAGATTAAATGTTTGATTCTCTACAGTAAAATCACGGTATTGACCGCGAACAACTCGAATGAGATTTGCCACAATTATGTCCTTGTATTGATTAGTGAATATTAATAATAACAGGTGTTTGATTTGTTGTCAATGGTGATGTGACCAAAAAGTGTTGTATTTTCACAACACTCACTCAGGTTTTCTTAGTCCAGCTAGACGTGCTATCCAACCCAAGTCATCACGCTCCGACTCGAATACAAACGTGTTGCTACGCTTGTTTGAACGTAGCTTAGTGTACGCTTGTGCTAGCTTACCAGGCTGTAGATTGCCCAACTCTTGCTCGCTACCGTCTTTAAAGATCAACCTAACGCCAGACTCGTCCTTTACCAGTACTGCGTCCTGATTGTACTCGTTGCCTAGCTTGTGAATCTGTTCAGCAAACCCCGCCTTATCAGCCGGTGCGATGACAAAAATACTATCTTCGCTAACGTGCTTTTCTTCCGGTGTTCCCTGATTCTCGATCCAGTAGCCATCTACAAAAAAGAACCCGTATCCTAGCTGACGAATCTGCGCCGCTAGTGTGCGATTACGCTTGACGTTTTCGTCATGATCATATTCGCCACGAAACGCAGTGAAGATTGCTACGTTTCGATCAGGATCGTTAAAGTGTTGCCATACTCGGCTTAGTGATGATTCATTTAGTTGTAGTGTCATGTTTATTTCCTATTTTATCTATTTAGTAATAACTTTAACATAATTCAGCTTAGTTGTCCAGTTATCTACCCGATCTTTTACTTTAGCAGTGATCGCAACTACGCTACCGGCTACTACCGGCTGCTTGCAACTAAAACGCACAAGCAAATTGTCGGCCGTGATCGCAGTCACAAAGTGTGTATTCCAGTTTGCGCTGTAAACACTCTTTACTATCTCTACAGTAGTAGAGATTTTAGCGCCAATTTCGCCGGCATACTCTGATCGACAGTTGTACAGACGCTCATCAAGCTTAGACTGCTCACGTGCACGCTCAAGTGTAACCGGATAGTAAGCCAGTATCCCTATATCGCCATGATTGACCACTTCTCCGCTAGCTAGTGAC